TTCATGTTTATACGATTTTATATTATATCTGATACAGTTCTTTTTTTCAATGAGAAAAAGCCACGCTTTCGCATGACTTTTCCCAGTGACATATTTTATTCTAAGAAGGTATGAGACATTTTTGTTGTTAAGTTACATTATTTTACGCGGATTTTCTGCCCGACGTAGATTTTGTTCGGGTTGCTGATTCCGCTAAGTTGTGCGATCTTCTGGTATGTAGTGCCATACTTCACCGCGATTCCTGATAAGGTGTCGCCACTCTTTACTGTGTAGTACACTGCGCCAGATCCGCTTCCTGTGCTTTGCCCGTTAATGATCTTCTGTACGGCGTCGTATTTGCCGCCTAATACGGCTTTTCTCACGTCGCCATTTCCGTATCTACCCGCCTTCGTTTCGGCTGCCAGTGTTGCCGCTGATGCTTCCTGAATGTGGTTGATCTCGCTTTGTACTTCATTGTAGCGCGAACCTAACGCCGCTTTTCTTGCGTCGCCGTTTCCATACTTCCCAGTCATTACGCCGTAAACCAGATCAAGGACTGATCCGTTCGGTGTGTCTGCTTTCGGTGTCTGGATCGCCTGCGTACCTTTTGCGTAGGCTTTCCATGCTGCCGTGTCCATGTATGCGATATTCATATCCAGATTTCCGTTGTAACCGGATAAACGGCCGGCGGAAGAATACTGGAAGATCGCGGGCGTTCCCCATGCTCCGAAGCCCTTTGCGTCCGTCCATGGGTTCGCCTGATAGCCTGTCGCATTATTGTTCGCGTACTGTGCAACCCATAAACCATATTCGGCAGCTACCGCCGCCCAGTCATGCTGACGGCATACGCTTTTCGACATATAGATCAACGGCTTTACGCCTGTAAGATCTCTTACTTTGTCAAGAAACGGCTTTGCGATTGCCGGCCCCTGAGAAAATTTCGCGTTCTGCTCTCCTTCCCAGTCAAGAACCAGAATAGCGTCGCCGATATACCCTTTAATGTTATTTACGAAATGTTCTGCTTCTTTAGCCGGATCGCCGCCGGAAAAATAATGATATACGCCCAGTAACCGGCCGGCGGCTTTCGCCTGCTGATATGCCCGGTCGCAATCAGAATTTACATAGCTTGTACCCTGTGTTGCTTTGATAATTACGAAATCTGCGGGAACTTTTGAAAGGTCAATGCCTTTCTGCCACCCGCTGACGTCAATTCCATTCATACTCATTTTATTTTCGTCCTTTCCGCTCATATACGCGCGTTTCCTTCATCATTGCGTCCGCTTTCAGCGCGGGAACTGTGAAGCTGTTGTTCTTCCACCATGCAACCAGTGCGGCCGCAGTGGAAAATCCAAACGATACAACCTGTGTCACGGTTTCGTCGCTGATCGGTAACGGGCTTTTCCCGAAAATTGCAAGTCCGCTGTTAATTATGGTTAAAACCAGAATCGCGGTTCTTGCGATCGTTCCTTTAGTTACTTTCATGTGTGTTTCTCCTTTCTCCATGCTCTATATTTTGCAATCTTGCTTCATGGTCGTTTAGTCTTTTGTCCTGTTCGTCGTTATGCTCCCAGATCCTTCTATGGCTCTCTGTGTTTTTGTTCTGCATGGCTGCGAATTGCCCGTCTAAATTCTTGCAAGTGACGGTTAATTCTGTGATCGCTTTTGTCAGTGTTGCGATCGGACGTACAAGTGCGATAATTCCGCCGCCTAACGTGATTAGCATAACTATAACGCTCCATTCATTCATTTTTTCACTCCTTCCACCCGCCTTTCTGTTATGATTCTATTTCTTTTATCCGGTCATTTCTGACCTGTTTTATTTTTCCTCTGCTCCTGTCAGTTTTTTATATTCTTCGTCGGTCAGTTTCCCGCGTGTCTTCGCCTGATCGACCATTTTAAACCACTGTTCATATTCAAATTTTGTTTTCATTTTCAAGAGAATGTTATACATATGTCCCGCCCCTTTCTTATTCTGGAATGTATACGTCTGTCATTTCCGCCAGATATTGCAGTAATAACGCCTGCGATTCCACCTTTTCTTCCAGTGCTGCAATTTTTTCTTCTGGTTTTTTCTCCTGTTCCGGTTTGTACGATGCGTACTGATCCGGGTTCTTTTTTGCATCGTCAAGATCTATTACGCCCGTTTCCTCTACAATCTCTGTGTAATCGTATTCATAAAAGGTCTGTGGTTCGTCCTGTCCTTCCGGTGTTTCTTTTACTGTCTTACCGTTCAGGCATAAGAAAATATAATCTTTTCCGTTAAGCTGCTTCACGGTAACTTTGTTCTGCCTTTTGTCGAATCTTGCTTTCATGTGAAACTACTCCTTTACATATTTTTATTGTTTGTGCTGTCTGGTATTTCTTTTTGATCTTCTGGCTGTTCGTGTGGTCTAAAATCCCTTTATATGATGCGCACTTTCTGGCAAGCCATAACGGGATCTTTTTCTTTTGCTTTATGAGTGCCTGTGCCTTCTTATATGCCCGGCGTACGCGCAAGAACACGCGCTGTCTGATCGTGATATGGCGTCTGTATATTCTTACGCCCATAATGTCGATGAAGTGGCCGTCGTCCTTTCGTTTCATTACGGTTGTGAATACGGTCCAGTTATCTTTTATTTTCAGCCCCAGTTCTTCCGCCTTTTGTGTGATTAACTTCATAGCTTTGTGAATGTCCTTCGCATTCGTGCCAAGAATTAAGATATCGTCCATGTAGAAAAGCTGATGCAATACCAGTTTTATTCGTTCCATGATTCCGTTTCTTTTCTTTCTGATCCGGTACATTCTTTCGGCTATTTCGTGGTATATCTGCGATAAAAAGACGTTGCAAAGGTACTGACTTAAATATGATCCGATGCTCAATCCCGTTTCGAATGTTCCGATCAGAAGTGCGATCAGGTTTAATAGTGGTTCGTTTTTAATATATTTTCTTAAAAATTCCATTACCTTTCCCCGATCGATTGACGGATAGCATTTCTTTATATCGCATTGCCCGGCGTATCTGATATTCTTATTCCGCAGCCATTTCTTGATCGCTTTGATCCCGTATGACTGCCCTTTGTGTTTCAGTGCCGCGCATTGATATTCGCCGATTCTTTTCAGGAAATCTTTCATTGCTTCCACGGCGATATAATCATAGATCTGCTGTTTGATATTCTGAATCCCAATCCGGCGCACTTTCTGACTGGAAGCGTCGATCTTTTCTTTGTACCATATCGGTTTGAATTTTATTTTGTTCTGGATCAGTTCTTCGCGTATTCCGTCCACTGCCGTTTCCGCGAACGGTCGTAATGCTTTGATTCCAAATTCTTTAAACGCTCCCTTGATAAAATCTTTTGAAAGCCCGGAATATTCCGAAAACATTTCCAGAACGTCATTTCTTTTATATTTATTTCTTAAACATTTATACACCGCCTTTTGAATCAATTTTCTATCTGTTATATCTACATTCTTACAATATCGTTTCATTCGATTGTCTTTATAAGGGCTTTCGGTTTTTACTACTAACCCCGACGACCGGGCGAACCCCGGCCGTCCTTACTCCTTCATTTCTAAAGTTTGGGTAGGTCTATAAAAAGTATTTCGGGCAACCGCCCAAGAGCCATTTATGCTACACCCTTTACAGGTGCGAAATACGACGCAAAGTATTTTATAAAATAAAATGAAATAAACAATTTCAGCCGAGGTAGTTCCAGTTCGTCCTGTCAAGCCTGTTCCTGCAATTCACGTAAACGGGACCGCCATTCGCGCCATTCCTGAGATTACCGCGTGCGCCGTAAGTCCTTCTAAGTCGTCCGGTCGTATTAGGGGCGATCCCCTCTTCCCTAAAGGGAATTCACCCCCGACGACCTACTGTATCAATCGCAGCCGAGGAAGTACCAGGACGCCCCGCCAAGCCCGCCCCTGCAATTCACGCAAACGGGACCGCCATCCGCGCCATCCCAGAGAATACCGCGTCCAAGATCTTCTCTTGTTCCTGATGTATTCTTTCCGCCTGCATAGCAACGATCGCCCCAACCTTGCCGATCACTGCTGCCGACTGCCTTCACAAACCACGCGCAAGTTTCCGTATCTACTCCGATATCTCCGATCCAGAAATCCGCACCGTCATTCCCCGGAATGTTACCGATCAACTTGTATGTGCTTTTGATTGTTGCTTCGTCTGTGACGTGTTTTGTCCCCCGGCGGGCGATATATACATCTTTGCTATAATCTTCTTTGAATACCATCACAGAATCTGCATATACGATATATCCGCCGACCGCATCTTCGATACCCATAATTCTATACGGGTGTTTCCCGTCCGTGTTTGACGTCAACGATCCGTCATGTTTTCCGATAACTTTATCTGTTGATCCGCTCCACCAGTGCATAGAAGACATTACGATCGGTGCGTTTATTGTGTCGCTGATTGCGGCCGGTGTTGTCGTGAATCCTTCCGTTACGTCCAGATACACAGCTTTGTTGTTTTCGTCCAGATCTTCGATTCTCAATACTTTCACGTCGTCCGCATATTTATGAATTGTGCCGACGCCACGATCATTATTTACACTCGTTCCGCTTACTGAACCATATCCGACCGATACATATGCGCCGACGATAATATTTGTCGCCTGTGCATTTGTTACCGGGAAATACGTTTCTTTTGTGTCTCTCTGTACTGCTGCCGCATACTGAAAGTTATAGTTTGTCGTTCCCTGAAAAATAGTCTGTTCATTCTTTGTTGCGTACTTGATAACCTGATACAGGATTCTATACAGGTTTCTTTCTTTTCCGCCGCCCCAGTAGCCTTTCCCTTTCTTCTGGTAGTTTGTAATCATGTTGTTATAGCACTGATTTCTTGCGGGTTTGGAATTTTTGAAGGAACGTAAAAGGCCGTCCGTTCCGATTCCGCTTACATATTTACTATGTACGACATACGGGGCGAATTTTCCATCTTCTTTCTTTGCGGTTTCCCAACCTACAAGCCCGTATTCATCGTTCGGCGTATCTGACAACGTCCAGATCTGCTTCTCGTCTTTTTCTTCCACGTTCCAGTATGGCGTCATAGCAATTACGCCGACATCTACCGAACCGTCATTCTTGAAGTCATTTCCCCAACCTTCAACCGCCGTCGGGACCTTCCGGCCGTATTCGTTCGTTACGTAGTTGCAGTTAAACCATGTAAAAATCCCGATACCTTCGTAGTCGTCCTGTCCTTCTACCGTATCGGTTGACGGTTCGCATACTTTCCCGGCATTTGCAAGCGTTTTCGTTCCGTCCGACGTCGGATTTGTTACTGACAAATATAATTCTGTCTGATATATCTTTCCATTCCTCATAGAGCCGAAAAAGGCTTCCAGAATCTTTTCGTCGATAATTCCGCTCACGTTATCCGCTACCGCTTGCGCTGCTTCCGTTGCCGCTTTTGCCGCTGTTGTCTGTTCTGTTGCTTTTTGTGCTGCGGTATTTGCTGCCGTTGTTGCTTCATTTGCTTTTGTTGCTGCGTTATTCGCATTCCCGGCCGCCGTTGTCGCTGCGCCGGCTGCTTCTGTGGCTTTTGTGGCTGCTGATGCGGCTTTTCCTGCTGCTTCGTCTGCTGCTGTCGCTTTTGTATTTGCTGTTCCCGCCGCTTGTGTTGCCGCTGATGCTGCACTGTTTGCGCTGCCGGCCGCTGACGTTGCCGCGCCCGCTGCCTGTGTTGCTGTATACGCTGCACTGTTGGCCGCGCTTGCTGCTGATGTAGCTTTTCCGGCTGCGTCCGTTGCTGTCTGCGCTGCGCCGTTGGCTTTTCCTGCTGCACTGTTGGCCGCGCTCGCTGCGCTGTTTGCGCTGTTGGCCGCCTGATTTGCATTTGCGGCGGCAGTTTCCGCGATCTTTGCGTTTGCCGTTGCTGCCTGCGCTGCCTGATCCATATCGTTAAAAATTGTTCCCATGGAAAGAAATTCTTTGTCGCTCACGAACCCGTCTGTCTTGTATACAGTTTCTACGATCTTCGTGTAGTAGGTTGCTGACTTCAATTCCTTTCCGCCTTTTAACAGGACGATTTCGCCTTTTCCGACGCCCGCAGCTGCTAACATCTGCTCCGTGTAGGTTACAAGAATTTCATTCCCTGACAGGGTGCAATCGTTCAATACCGGGTTTCCGTCCGGTTTATAGTATTTGATCCGCGCGGTGCAACCTGTCGGGATCTCATACGGTTGTTTATTTTGTAATAATGAAACGGCCAGAATTCGTGAACCCTTGTCGCCCTGTTTCATCACGACATATTCAAACGGGCTTTTCCCGTCAAGTTCGATCGTGATCTTTTGTGTGATTGTGATATCTGCCATTAGTTTTCCCCTTTCTCTAACATTGCCAACGCTTCCGCGTATGGGTTGGTCATTGTTCCGGTTTCTTCCAACGTCGGACGGTCTTCCAGAAAGCCGTTTTCCGGCGTGGCGATTATTGTTTGTCCGTCGTCGTCTTCGATCCTGACGATGTTACAACCGTTTTTTAACGCCGTGTCAAGTTGCGTGTCTTTCGTCAGAAAGATTGCATCGCCGTTTATTTCCGCTGCATAGCCTTTCACTGTCCCTTCGCCCCCTCTCCCTCATTTAATTCTTTCAGAAGTTCTTCCGGCGTTCCGGTGTGTGCTTCTGTCTGTGTTTCTTTCTGCATCGTGCGGATTCTCAAATTTTCATAGGCTTCTTCTTTGAATTTTGCCGCTACCGCGTCCATGACGACCGTTTGAAGTGATAGTGGCGTTTCCGCCGCTTCCAATTCTCTTTTTGCCTTTTCGTAGATAATTCCTTCTAAAATCTGTAATGTTTCTCCCAGTTCCATTTTTTCTCCTTTACAGTGACGAAACCATAAGCCCATTTTCAAAACTAACGGTTGAATTCCACCACGTGATCGTCCCGTTGCCGTTGTCCTGAATTTTGCTTATATATTTGAATGTGCCTGTTGCTCCGATATATGCAAGTGTGCCGGTGTTGCTTGTTTTTCTCGTCGCTAACTGATTAACTGAAATTCTCATGCATCCACCTTGCACTTGTAGACCGTTGTATTTTACCCCGGTGTCTACATCCGTTGCGCTTGCCGAATAGTCGATATAGCCGTATTGTGTTGATCCATAACCACCAGTTAGTCTTCCGCTTCCCGCAAGTTCTACCCAGTACCCGGAATCATACCCACATTTCATAGATCCTTTTAATTGTGCGGACGTACATTTTAAAATGCCGGATTCGCTCATAGAAGAATAGGTCGCCGACCATGCAATCTTCGACGCTTTCAATCTGATAGAATCCGCCTTTTGCTCGATCAGGGATTCCGCCTGTGCTGATGTTACCCGAAGTTCGATCTTGTCTGCTTCTACTTTGATCGCCGCCCTTGCGTACTCCGCGACTGCTGCCGCCGCGACTGCTGCCACGTCCACGCCCGCTGCTTCGATTGTTTCTTTTAGATCTGCCAGTGCTGCGTTGTATGCATCGAATTTCGTATTGACGTTTGTTCTCTCTGTCGCTGTGATCTTTTTGTCTGAAATTGCGCTGTTGATTGCGGTTATTAGTGCGTTATATGCGTTCGTGTAGGCGTTTTTCTTGCTGATAAGTGTTGACCGTGTGGCCGTTCGCTTTTTGTAATGCCACAACTTACGCATATTATTTTCGTATGGGTGGGACGTCTGGATCATTGACACGGTGGCGGCTTCGATCACTTCGTAAGTCGGAAGCGTACTTTCCGTTCCGGTTGTATCTGCCGCCGTTGATACCTGTTTGATCTCGTCGATCGAAAATCCGTAGTATTTATTACCCGAACTATCCGAATACCATTGGATATAGACATCTGTTGACGGCACGATATACGTTTTCCCGGCGATATCTGCGCCGCTTACTTTGTCTAGTGCCTTATAGATCTTTCCGTCCTTCTGGTAGAATAAATACAGGTAATCGTATTTTGTACCGCCTGATGATATTTCCGTCTTACAATCTGTATTAAATTTAATCGAAAGGTTACTTCCTGAAGCTGTTGTCTGTCTTGATGCAGAATCTACAACCGCGTTGTATTGCTTCTGAATCGAAGCGTTGTCTTTTTCCAGTTCTTTGATATATCTTTCGATCGTTTGCGCTTCCGTTTCCGTGATTATGCCGTCCCGGAATGCTCCTTCGACATTTTCTTTGAAATCTTCCGCGTCCTGCTTTGTCAGTTCCAGATCGTCCGATATGGTCTTTTCTGCTGCCTGCGCTCTTTCTACTTCCGCCGTGATTGATTCGCCTGTTACTTCGAATCGTGACTTCATTTCTGATAACAGTTTCGCGTCGCCGTCGTCTGTATACTTCTTTACACTCTGTTTATACTCTACCGACAGTGATTCCGCGTTAATGGTCCCGGCTTCGATCAGTGCGCCGTTTAACTTTCCGACCGCCACAAAATCGGCCACGATCTGACCTGCCGCCGTGATCGCCGTTTCAAACGGTCCGCCGATTCCGTTACTTGAATGTCCCAGTCCGGCCAGATTCCATCGCCAGACGTTTTTCGCCGTTGCTGTTGAATCTGTATCCATGATATAGATTTCCTGCGGATTCTCTGCCGGGTATAAAAGCACATGACCGCCGGAATTTCCGGTAATCGCCGCCGTCACGTCCTTTATGGTCTGTTCGATACGCTTCTGTATAATTTCCGCGCGGGTGGCGGATTTTACGATCTGTTCTTTTTGCTCCTTCTGTGCTGCCGTGATCGCTTTTGTCAGGTTTGTTTTAGGTTCTCCGATCTCTACACTGTCGAATCGCTCTTTGATGCTGTCGTATGAGTATTTAACAATCTTTGCTTTGACTTCGATTCCCAGTTTTTCGATCATGACCGTTACAGCGTCGCAAATTCCGATCGTTTCAAGTGCCTGTATATTTTCATAGTCCTTTGTCTTTTTCAGATTTTGGAATGTGGCTTTGATCGATATTTTCGGTTCGTCGATTCCGCTTTCTGTATAGGTTTTTGCAACCTTGCGAAGCATTTCTTCCGATACGATCACACCGTCTTCGAATTCGTCTGAAAAATCCATTGGCGCACACTTTAGGCGGGCGTATTTGTCCGCGTTTGGTGTGTTGATAAACTTTTCAGGAAGGGAAACGAAAACCGGATCTGGTTCTTCTGTCGCTCCTTCTTCCTTTTCCGGCGTGTAATAACAATATGGAAATATTGCTGTTATCACGTCGCCGATGTTTCTTTCCTGTTCTGCCGAAATCAGGTTCTTTCCGTACCGGATCGTCGCCCCGGTATCTGATCCGCGGGATTTATGCAGCTTCACGGTAAAATTATCAAATTGATATTCCCCGCCCCAGACGTCAAGGATCGATCCTTCTGTACCGCCCAAAATGTTTCGGACGCTTAACACGTCGTCTATCTGTGTGCTGTTTCTGGTTGTGATATCCGACCACGCCGTATAGTTGTTTTCGACCACTGCTTCTTCTAAAAGTTGCGCGATCGCTTCTTGTGCGTTCTTCCCGGATATTTTCGGGCGACATACCGGATTCATGTTTAGTTCATAACTGATATGTTCGGCGTAATAGGTGTTCACGCCCCCGATCGGCTTTCCTGATTTATAGATCCTGAATAGCTGATCGCCGTCTTTGTCGTTTGGTTTGGCCTTTATGATTGCATCTTCCACGATGTAATCGGCCAGACGTCCTTCTTGCGGATATTGTAAAGTCAGTTCGAAAGATCCGTTTCTTTCTTCCTCTACAATGCAAGATATCGCGTCCGTCAGAAGTCCGATTCCGTTTGAATCAAATTGCGTTTCAAGGGGATCATATAGAATCGGTATCACAGGCAGCACCACCGCGGCACAATGTCAATTTTCTTTACATTGCCCGCCCAACGGATTTTATTTTCGCCTGCTGCCAGTTTCGGAAATAGTGTTGTAGTCATTTTGTTGTTTTGCAGCGCGTTCCCCTTATACGCATTTAATAGCGCGCTGTCTACTTCGATATAATCTTCTATTTCCTTGAATGTATGTGCGCGGTCGTTGATGTACAACGTAACTGCACCTGTCGCATAGATCTTCATGTGCGGATAGGCCGTAAAACCTTCTGTATTGAAAATGCTTGTTGCTTTTGTGAGTGTCAGTGTTCTTTCGCCGTCGTATGAATATTTGTACGGGTGGCAAGTGAACTGAATTTCCAATGTCCCCAGAAGTGCGGCGGCGATTTCTTCCACCGACATTTCTTCCGATACATGGGCCATTCTGTAATAATTGCGTTCGTAGCTGTCGTCAAGTCGTGAATATTGCACGGTCTGGTATAACCACGCATACACATTCCGGGCGACCATTTCAAGATCCTGATATTCTTCCGGCATAACATAGCATTTATACACCTTCTGAAAATCTTCGTATTCTTCGTTATCGATCGGATCTGTTTTGTTGTTCAGAATCACGTCGCCGCGTCCCGGAATGTTTACTTTTTCAATAACAGGTTTGGGACGGCCGTATATGTTTTCTTTTTCGTATACTGCCAGTCCCATATCAAGCGAATTCCGCCCGTTGTATGTAAAACTGTTGATATCGTCGTAAAATTCATTAAGCATATACTTTATCGTCCCTTTCCTTTAATTCCTGCGCCATTTCCATAACTTCTTCTGTCAGTTCGCGCACGTCCTGTTTTCTGTTGTTATAGAAGTGTTCTATATTCAAGCTGATTTCCTGTTTCAGCGATCCTTTTTGTCCGCCGAAGTTTCTTTCAAGTGCCGTGTTTTTTGCCGTTCCTGAAAGTGGCGTAACGATTGTTTTACCGTTTACCATTTCGACAATCTCCGGTCCCGCTTCCGCTACAATCGCGCGGCCGTTCGTTAAGGTACCGCCCTTCGCCAGTCGCGGAAGGCTTAACCCACTAACATTTCCGACCGATACGCCCGGAAGGCGGTTAATCAGGTTAATTGCTCCGTTGATAATTCTGATCGCGGAATTGACCGTGTTTTCGATCATGGATATTACGCCATTGATCCCGGACTTAACCGCGCCGCCGATCGCGTTCGCGATAGACGTTCCCAGATTTGAAAATGTGTTTCGGATAATACCCCACAAACCGGAAAAGAACGATCCCCAGTTTGAAAAGACATTCTGAATCGCGTTCCATGCTGACTGAAAGATTGATCCGAACCAACTTCCGACACTTCCGAAAATATTCTGAATCCCGGACCATACCTGACCGAACCAACCCGTCACAGCCGACCAGATACCTTTGATTGCTTCCCATGCGCCCGAAAAGTCGCCGGAAAGTACAGACTGCACAACTGAAAAAATTCCCTGTATCACAGACCAGATCATTTGGAAATACCCTGTCGCCACGTCCCAGATGGTTGTGATCGTGGTCCATGCAACTTGAAAAAATCCGCCTAAAACTGTAGCAACTACCGAAAAGACGGCCTGTATATTCAACCAGATTGTTTGGAAATATAGAACCACCACGTCCCAGACGCCTTTTATAATGATCCATGCGGATTCGAAAAATCCGCCGATTATCTGCCCGACGACCGAAAAAACGGTCTGAATTCCGATCCACACATTCTGAAAATATGTAGTTGCAATGTCCCAGATCGAAGTTATCAGAAACCAAGCGATCCGAAACGGTGCTGTCAAGATTTCCACAACTACTGAAAAGGCGGTTTTGATTCCTTCTTTTATCATTTCGAAATATGGTTGTGCGGCCGCCCATGCTTCCTGAATCTTGTCCCATGCATCCCGGAAGAATCCCGTTATTGCTGCAAGAATTTTCTTCACTGCATTTCGGAAACCTTCGCAATTATTCCATAATAGGACGATCGCCGCGACTGCCGCTGCGATCAGTGCAATAACTATCGTTACCGGATTCGATAAAATCCCCATGAGTGCCGACGATCCTTTTATTAGTCCGCCCAGTTTCGACGTTAAACTGCATATCTGACTAATTCCCGATGCAACCTTTCCGAAGATAATCAGTGCCGGTCCGACTGCTGCCACAACCGCCGCGATCTTGATTATCATTTGTTTCTGACTGTCTGATAAGGTCGAAAACCACGCCGAAAAATCTTTGACTTTCTGTACAACTTTTTCAAGAATCGGTGCAACTGCGCTCATCATGGTTTCGCCCAGTTCTTTTCCGGCGACTTTCAGGTTATTCAGTGCGACTTTCGCCTGATCTGACGGGTGCAGTGTTTCGTTGAACGTGTCCGTTACTGTCGTTTTGTAATCGTCCAGTGATCCGGTCAGATCTTCCACGCTGAATTTTCCTTCCCGGATCGCCTGCGTCATTTCTGCCGCGCCCTTCTTGCCGAATAACTCTGTCGCCGCCTGCAGCGCGTCTGTTTCACTTCCGGCGTTCTTGATCTTGTCGATTGTCTCTGAAAGCGCGTCTTTCATGGTCTTGCCTTCGGACGTTGCGTTCTGCTGCGCTTTTTTCAGTCCGGCCATAGCTGTTGAAGCGTCAATTCCACTTGCTTCGAACTGTGCTAACAGATTAACCGATCCGGTCAGATCCAGTCCCATTTCCTTTAATGTTGCGCCGTTGGTCTGTAATGTTCCCAGTAGCGTTTCCATGGAAATTCCGGTATCTTGCCCGGCTTTTGTGAGAAGTCCCAGAACCGACGGTGTTTCCGAAATGTCAACATTAAATTTATTCATTACGGCGTCCACGGAATCGATCGAACTATTCAGATCCGTTCCGTTAATGTCCGCGAATTTTATAAATTCTTCCGACAGATTTTCCAGTGTTTCGCCTGTTACCTGAAAACGTGTGTTGACTTCTCCGATTGCCGTTCCTGCTGTCTCGGCATCTGTCGGAAGGTCAGAAAATACTTTGTCTGTCGATGCTTTCAGGTCGTCCAGTGCTTCGCCTGTTGCTCCGGTCTTTGTGATTACGATGTCATAGCCCTGTTCCATTTCCTCTAACGCAGCGACCGAAGCGGTCCCGACTGCTGCTACCCCGGCAGTTACCGGGAGCAACTTCTTTCCCAGTGCTTCGGATTTTTCGCCGATCTTTCCGGCAACTTCCCCGACCTTATCCAATGCGCCCGGAATTTCCTTCGCCTGCTTTTCAAGATCTTTTAAGGTCTGTTCTGTCTGGATGATCTCGCGTTGCAATGCTCGGAATTGTTCTTCTGAAGCTTCGCCGTTTTCGAACTGCTGCTGAACCTGTTTTTCGGCATCTTTCAGGATATTCAGTTTTTCTTTCGTCCCGTCGATTGATTCTGCAAGTAGTTTCTGTTTCTGCGCCAGAAGTTCCGTATTTTTTGGATCTAATTTCAGTAATTTGTTTACTTCTTTCAGTTCCTTTTGTGCGTCTCTGGTCTGTTTATTTGCTCCCTGTAAGGCTTTGTCTAATTTCGTGGTATCGCCGCCGATTTCGATAGTAATTCCGGCTATTTTGCCTTTCGCCATTTATTCTCCCCCTTTCTTGCTGAATTTTTCGCGTAGACGTTGCCGATCCGGTTTTGTCTGCTTTATGCGCCAACAGTTTTCTAGGTACTCTCGCCCCTTCTCTGTTTGGCTTGTATAATAGATAAATGCTTCCCGTACTAAAAACAGATAGACGTCAAGATCCAGTTCTTCCACTTCCCACATATTTAGACCGGTATAGTTAATCACTAACTTTTCAGACTTCGTTTTCAGCGGAAACTTTGGTTCTTCGTATTCTGGATCGTCATAGTACGGAATTATTAGTTTGGGTTTTTCTTCGCTCCGTTCACAAACGCCATGTAGTTATCCACAAATTCTGACATTTCTTCCACGTCGTACTGATCCGTGATATATTCCGTTGTGATCTTTTCTCCCTGTAAATTGTTCGACAGGGCTTCCGCAACGATCGCGCCCAATGTGTCCATTGCGTCGTCCATTGTCATATTGTCGGTATCCATATCCTGAACTGCTGCCAGTTTTCCGAATGTTCCTTTCTTTGGCATCTTGACAAGAAGTTTCTTCCCGTCCGTAAGTGTTACTGTAAAAAAGGATCTGTTGATTTTGTTAAAATCGAAATTCATGTTCGCCATTGTCTTTTCTCCTTCTGAAAAAGGCGGCGTTTTTTGTCTATACGCCGCCTTGTGTTTGTTTTATCTGTTTTATTTATCTGCGACCGCTTTCTGTTCGGTTGTATCGCTTAAACTCTGCGTATCTTCCAGAACTTCTTCTTCGTAGTGAATTAGTGTTCCTTCCTTGTCCTGCGGTAATGCCGTGAATTCCGCGTCCACGACTGTTTCTTTGTCATTTGCGAACGCAAGGGAAAAACCGGCCTGATTGTTTCCGACAATCATTACCCAGATATCGCCGTCCACCGGATCTTCGTGGTGGAAACAAATTACATATTTTTTTCTGCCCTGATTGTTTCCGCCGCCGACCTTTACGATTCTTCTTTTCTTTTTGGTCGAAGTCTTTTCCGCATAGCTTACGCGGGCGGTATCACAGATCTTTTCAAGCGTGTTTCCGCAAAATGTCATTAAGCCGCTTTTCATTGTGGCTTCTTCGTCTGTGATAACGGTTTTCTGGATCTTTCTTGTGTCGTCCTTTGCCGTGTAATAACTCGGCTTGTACTCAATGGTCGCGCCGCCCTGAATGTATGAAATCTGATTTTCGTCTGTACAAATTTCATCAACTGGCGGCAGATTTCCGTCAAATAATTTCATATGGACATTTCCAGATCCCAGAATAATTCTTTCTGTTTCTGCCATTTCTATTTCCTTCCTTTCTTCTGCGTGATATTGAATTCATACGCCGTCTGAACCATGTTTTCGGAAGTGATCTCTGCCTGATATTTGCTAAACGACAGATCGAAAAGAACTTCTTCTTCGATCCGTCCTTCCAGTGATCCGTCCGGCTGTCTGTCTGTGTACAGTTCCAGTGATCCGTCAATCTCCCGGATTCTGTTCTTGTTATCGTCGCCCCTCTGGTTCTCGCTAACCAGATAGACTATATACGGCGGATCAGGGACCGGCTTTTTCGCTGTCTTCTTCCATGCGTTCTTCGTGATCGGAAGCCCGATCGCCGTTGCTCTTTTGATGATTTCTTCAATCGTCGGCATGTTATCCCCCTAACTTGTCCTCTATATAGTCCGTTGCTGTTTTCTCTGCCTTTTCTTCCGCGCTGTCGATGTGCGGATAGGCTTTGACACGCCCGCCGTTTCTGCTTGCGTGTCCGTTCTGTAATAGGTGTGTTAATTGATAATGTTTTTTGTTGTGTACTGAATAACTTTCTGTCCCGGTTATCCTTCCGGCTCTGCTGTCTCTTTGCGTTACGTCCCAGTCCTTCGTATACTTCCCGGTACGTTCCCGGTACGGCCCGCCCTGCAAAAGAACTTTCTTTCCTTCTTCCGCTCCGGCTTTGTATGCTTCATTCAGAACCGGGTTACACGTGTTTTCCTGCCAGTTTTTCAGTTCTTCTTGTACAGCGTCGGAAAGTCTGTCAATGTCGATTTTTACTTTCATGCATTGCCCGCCCTTTCTCCTGCGTACAGTTCGATCTTTCCGTCCGCTTTCGGACCATAGCTTCGGTATACCGTCAGGCGACGGCCGTTGAATTCAACTTCCTGTTCGTCGTTGTATTCGTTGGCCCATACATCGAACTTGTGGCGGGCTTTCATGCCTTTTTGTCCTGCTTCCACAAATTCATCACGCCCGATCGGTTCAACGGTTGCGATCACGCCGTTTTTGACGTCTTCTTCTTTGGTTTCGCCCGGTTCAACCAGTGTGATATATGCGTCTATTTGTAGTCGCCCCCTTTAATTCTGGTTAAATGCATATCGTAGGCGGCCGCCCACTTGTCATGGTACTGATCCATGCAGTAATATGCTTTTACATAAGCAAGGACGGCCCCGACAATGATTGGATCTTCCGGGGCTTTCAGATACTTTTCTTCATTTACCCCGATTCTTTTCAAGTCTGCCAGAACAAAATCAACGTGGGTTTTCACGTCTTCGTCTAACACGTCATTTGAAAGTTTTCGGGCGCGCAATTTTGCCGCGTCCACAAGTTCGTTATACGTCATTGTTTAGTCGTCCTTCCTGTTTCTTATTTTCCTGTTTCCGGTCGTTTCACGCGGATAAATCCGTTATATGCAGCAACCGCGCCGCCCGCGAAAATGTCCGCTCTGTATGCGATCTGTCCCTGTTTGAATTTGTATTCAGTGGATTTTCTCGCGTCGATATCGGAAAAGATCGCCATTTCATAGTTACTTAACGGACCGTATGCCATGCAGTATTCTGCTGTTGCGGTCTGTGCATCCGTCACAGCTTTACAAGCGGAATTGATAACGTATGGTACGCCGTCAATCGTTCCGGTGTTTCCATGGTTTACGATTGTGTAGAATTTGCGTCCCTGTTTGTCTTTCAGTTTTGCAAATGCTTTCAGATCCTTTTTGTTCAGGATTAGAACCGCAACGTCTTCTACTTCCTCGTCGCCGCCGTAACTGTAGATAATTTCGTCCAGTGTTCCGTCGTCGATCGTTTTCATGGAAAGATCGGTCGCCGGATCAATAACCTGTTCCGCCTTTTCCGACGGATTGAAGAAAATTCCCTTGAATTTTCCGCTTGTACCTGCACCGATCATGATCTGACGGTTCATGTACTTTCTGATCGCACGTGTGACAGATCCTTCTACCACTCCGTCGTAGTCAGCGTTCGGAAGTTTAATCATTTCTTCCGGTTCTTCGGTGTATGCTGTGATCTTCTGTTTTTCAACGCTTACATAACCGAAAACCGGTTCGGTTGTGTTGTAGTCGCCGCCTTCGGCTGTTTCTCCTGCTCCGTCGCCGTAGCTTTTTACATATGCTCTCTGATATGTTTCGCCGCCGTTCAACGGAATTGTTCTGACGCGATCCACCAGTGAAGAAACGTCGTTGAATGTCTCTTTGATATCGCTTGCAGTGTGCTTCGGTGTAACTGTCTGGGTAACTGAAAGTGCATTTTTCACAGACTTGAACGCTGTTTTTGCGTTGAACTTTACTGTCTTTCCGTCTTTCAGTCCCTGTCCTCTTTCTTCGCGCTTTTTGTCCTTCACGTCGTCGCCTTTCTCTCCCGGTGTTCCTTCCCCGGCATCGTCGCCCGCCTGCGCCGCCAGTCCTGCGATATTTGCGCGGTTCTGAATGTCCTGTAAAATGCCGTTAATATCTTCGGCTTCGGTTGTCAGGGCGTCCAGTGCTTCGCCTTCTGCTGTCTGTGCCTGTTTGCCGATCTCTTTCAGTCTTGCTTTCAGGTCTTTTGTGTTCATGTTCACAAGTTCTTCGTGCTTCATATTCGCTTTAATCTCCTTTCGTCATTCCCTCGATACATAATCTTTTGATCTGGTTTCTTTTTTCGGCGTCTGCTGCCGCTTTCGCCTGTTCTTCCGGTGTAGGCCCCTTTGGTGTCTGCTCCGGCTGTTTCTGGTGTGATTTGAATTTTTCCGGCAATTTTCCGGCGTAATTCAGGTAGTCGCCGACTGCTGCTACATAATCGGCCGCGTCAGTTTGCGCGATATTGAAATACTTCGCCGCTTCTTTGCCGTCTAACCATGTTTCGGCGTTTACCAACGTTTCCACCTGATCGATCGTGACGCCTTCCGCCAGATGATCTTCGTATACGTTCATGATTCCGGTCTGTATTTTATCCAGATCGTCCGCCATTTTTCGCATTTCGTCCGCATTGCCGGAAATTGCGCCCCATGGCTTGTGAATCATCAAAAATGCATTTGACGGGATTTCCGGCGGTTCTGTTCCTGCGAATGCGATTACAGATGCAATCGAACCGGCCAAGCCGTCAACGTATACTTTCACTTTGTTTTTTTCTCCGTGGCGTTTAATCATGTTGTAGATCGCCATTCCTGCGAACACTGATCCGCCGCCGGAATTAACATATACGTTCAAGTCTTTTCCTTCTGCCTGTGAAAGAAAATTCTTGATTGCGTCCGGGTACTGATCTTCGTTCTGCCATGCTCCCCACCAGTCCGACACGATATCGCCGTAAAAGTAGAGATCTGCGGAAACGTCGGTCATGTTTTTGATTTCAAGCCCTTTTAATACGTCCGCCATTGTCTGCCCCCTTTCAGTTTTGCTTGTACATAGATAGCGTTCATGAGCATTTCAAGCGGTACTTTCGCCGCCTGCTGCTGTCCGTCGCCTTCCGGCGGTCCGTTGCCGCCGCTTCCGTTCTGCTGCCCCGTCTGGTACAGTGATTGATCGTCCGCTTTCACGTAGTTCAGTGATACCATTCTCACGTCGCCGTCTTCGATCGGCTCATAGTAGAGAAGTTCCCGGAATTCGTTGATTGTGATAATTCCTCGGTCATACAGAACCGATCCGATTGTGGATCGTGTCTGTAAGGTCGCATACTGTAAACGATTTGAAGAAAATATGATCTTGTTTCCGAATCCTCTTTCCCTCTCCGTCAGTAATTTGAATGTGAATTCAAGTGATAATTGAAGGGCGATCGGTTCGATCACGCTTTCGTAAAATGCGTTCCACTCTGATTCTGAAAATTTTGACATCAAAATATTTTCATTCACGTTGTAATACCGGTATACGTTATCGCGCAAAAACTGCGATTGCAGCGTCGGAATAGTTTGGGCTTTTTGGTTGATTTCGTGAAATTCCATTGTGTTATCCAGTCCACCCAGTCCGCCTTCGTTGCTCGCGTCCATGTATGCTTCTTGAAATTCTTTTACTTTCTTTTTCAGTTCTTCGTCGTCCGCAAAGTTGTTATATTTCAGATAACCTTTCAGGTTGGCGGAATTTTTAACCAGATTCCGCAAGGCCTGTCCGGTTGCGTCCAGTAATTCCAGTGTGTTTTTCAATGCCGGATCTGGTTCAGATCCTAAAAAACGCTTTCTGTCGAATCTCGCTTTCAGGTGGATCACGGATTGATACGGGACCGTGTAGATCTTCCCGTCATAGTCCCACGTGAACCGGAATAACATTGCTCCGGTTTCTTCGTCTTCCCACACTCTGAACCCGCGCGTCGTGATCGGCACAATGCTTTTGACTTTGGAAAAATCGTCATTGTAAAAAATCACTGCGAATGCATTGGATTTTCTGACAAGCTGCGCCGCCATTTTGTACAGTGCGTCGTATACGGACAATTCCGGCGACCAACGCAAGGAAAGAAGTTTCGCCAGATAATCGTCGCGAATCATCATTCCGCGCGAATCTGTACGGATGAGCTGCGGCGTCAGTTTGCCGACGTTCGTTGCAATGCAGTTCGTAATCGATCCGATGATATCGCTTGCGTCCATATCCGCCGACGCGTTGTATTCGCCCCGGATCGTGAATATCGGACTAAACTTCATTTTGCGGAATGTCGCAAAATCCTTTAATATTCCCGTTTCGTTCTACCCCCTTTCGGCTTTATTCACAGTTCAGTTTATCTTTTAAGTGCGTTCATTTCTGACCTGTTTTTAGACGTAAAAAAGAGAGGGCGCGCTCTCTTATGCTGCATTTTGTAATTGTCTGCCGATTTCCTTGTGATATTTCATTTTTACGGCCAGTGCATCGAAGATCGATACCGCGCCGTCGATATGTGCCCGCTTTTCGATCTTGACAGGTTTCATTCTGCTGTCGTCCGTCTGGATCTGAACGGCCACGTTTAACAGGTGGGATTTTAACAGGTTGTTTTCTCCGATCAAATACATTCCATCTTTCAGATCCCCTTCGAAGGTGTTTAATACAGGCGTCAGGTTCGTTCCCTGATATACGTCGTCCATGTGGAAGCCTGCTTCTTTCATTTCTTCCACCAGATAACCCGCGCAATATCTGTCATAGCCGACTTTCAACGGCCGGATCTTATATTCTTTTATCAGGCGCACGAACCACGCGAACACGTCTTTGTAATTTACCTGATGTTCTCCCGATATCGTGAGATAACCCTGTTCTTTGAAAATGTTGTACGGGACACCTTCTTCGTCGATCGCCACGTTGTAGCGTTCCTGTGGCATGAAAAATTGTGTGATGATATGATTCTTCCCGCCCTTTTCAATAACCAGTGAAACGGCTGTCAAGTCGGTTGTCCGCGAAAGGTCGATACCGGCCACGCAATAGCAACCCCGGAAGTTGTCCAGTGTATACGGTTGTCCTGCTGCCTTCGCTACCGTCTCGTAGTCAAGCCATGCAATCGAAGAATTTTGTTTGATGTTGCAATACTTCGTCATGAATTCCGCTTTTTTTGATAACGACTGTAGCGCGATCGCGATCTGTTCTTCGAAGAATTCCCACTGAACCGAAACGCCTAAATTTGGGTTAGCTTTTGCCAGTTCTTCTTTTGTGTTCCACTTTTCCAGATCGTCGATCATGTACAGGAACGGAAGCAAGCGTCTTTCTTTGCTCGATCCTTTCAAAAATGCGGTTGACCGCTTCATCAGTTCGTCGAAGATTCCGTCGTTGACATATCCGGCGGTTGATGTAGAAAGCGTGATCGGCTCTGTTCGCGCTCCTGTACCTGATACCATAACTTCGTACTGCTTCAAGCCCTGATCGCCCGGCCATGCTTCCATTTCGTCGTTTGTTGTCATGGTCGGGTTGAATCCGTCCGCCTTTTTTGCATTGAACGCAATCTTTTTGATTGTGGTGTTTAATTCCGCTATGTAGATATCAGATCGCCGCTTCTTCGTCACTTCTGCCAGTTCTTCTTCTGCTTGTGTGATCTTGTAAAAACTGTCGTACACGATATCGGCCTGATCCAGTTTCGGTGCAAGGCAATATAATTCGCTGCCGTATTCTCCGTCGATATACGCCACGTATGCCATAATTGCCGCCGCGAAAAGACTTTTCCCGTTTTTACGTCCGACTAGAAGAAAGATTTCCCGGAACTGCCGTCGGTGCGTCTTTTTATCCAGTATTCCGAAGATTGCCGAAATAATAGCTTTTTGCCATAGTTCCAACTTGAAAAGGTCGTTCCGTCCCTTTGAGTGGTGGCAGAAATTTTCGATAAACTGGATCGCTTTATTTGCTTTCTTTGCGTCAAAATCCCAGTCGCCGGATTTTATGCCGTCAACTAGGATTTTATAAATTTTCTTTATCCATTTTCCCGCTATGATCTGCCCGCGTTCGATCTTGTCGTGATACTCGACAATGTAATTCACATATACGTTATGCATTTCTGAACGCTGCCAACTTGCTTATTTTCTCCGTCTGTTGTGGCGGTAAATACTCTATCAGTTTGTCGATATTTGAGTTATACGCCCGCGAATATTTGTCAAAGGTTGCAACTGCCGGATTCTCTTTCATGTATCTTTGCGATCCGTTCACGACTTCGGTTTTTAGTCCTTCCGTCATGATTGAGTATTTCGCTTCCCGGATTGCCACGGCCTGAAAAGCTGTTTCTTTTACCTTGCGTTCGATCATTTTCTTTTTTCGGTCGTCGTCAATGTCTTTGAATAGTTCCATGAGTTTTTTTCGCTCTTTTTCGACCTCTGCTTCGGTCAAAATCTCGCCCGCTGCTTCTTTTTTCAGTCTCGATTTCAGGTTCTTTTTTCGTGCTTCCGGTAAATCTCTGAATATTTCCAGAAGTTCCAGTAACTCCGGTAAAACCTGATCTTCTTCGGGTTTTATCTCTCTATCTTTCTCTAAATCCATGCATTTACACCCCCTCTCACGTGCGCGCGCCTGCGGAGAGTTTTTTTTGCC